CTGTCATTGCCCGAAACGGGCTTAAGTCTATCCTTGTCATTATTGTCCTCCTTATTAAGCAAGGTTAATATTGTATCCAGTTTATTTTCTAAGCCAGATACTCGCTTCTCAAGTTCAACATTATTGCCTGAACCTAAAAAAGTAGTCTTTTGTCCGGAAACACCTTTCTGTGCTTTCCGTAAATCATATACTGCCATAAAGCCTCGTATGTAAAAGGGGGCACTAGGCCCCCTAAGTTATATTAATTATTGAGCAGTGTCGTGTTGAGCATCAGATTGTCT